TTTTACTAACCAAACCCAACCAGATCCAAATCTTGATTTTGATTCCTCTTCAAATTTTTCTTTAAATTTATCAAAAGAACCAAAAGTAGATTCAATTTTATATAACAATGGATTTTCTAATTTAGTTTTTTTAGGGGTTAACATTTTCCAAAAAAGAGCATGATTAAATGCTCCACCACCATTGTTTCTAACTTTAGTGTTGAATTTTGATATTCCCGTTACTATTTGTTCTAAATCTAAGTCTTTACCTTTTATTTTTTCTAATTCCAAATTTAACTTCTCAACATAACCTTTATAGTGTTTGTTATAGTGAGTTTTCATTGTTTCCCCATCAATAAAAATATCTAAATCATCATATTCGTATGGTAATTTGTCTATTGAAATTTTTTTGATTTCAGAAATTATAGATTCACTCAATAGTGAATTAGGTTTTAACTTTGACTCTAATAAATTTATTTTTTGATTGTAACTTTTTAATATCATAAATATAAATATCACCTCTTATTAGAAATCATATTTAACATTTCTTCAATTGCGGATGCGTCATCAATAATGTCATCACCCATTACTGTAGATATTATTTTTTTCTTTCTATTTAAAATATCATAAATCACACCTTCGATAGTGTTTTCAAAAAGCGGATAATAAACTGATGTTGAATTTTTTTGTCCTATTCTATGTGATCTGTCTTCTGCTTGTGCGTGTTCTGCAGGTACAAATGATAAATCATTCATAATAACCGCTTCCGCCGACGTTAAAGTAATCCCAACCCCCGCGGCTTTTAAGTTACCAACAAAAACCTTTATTTTATCATTATCTTGAAAATCATCTACTGCTTTTTGTCGATGAGGTTTAGAACATGAACCATCTAAATAAACTGCTTGTTTTCCAAAATGTTCATAAATGGTTCTTAATGTATCTGTAAAATTTGTAAAAATAATAACTTTTTTCCCTTGTTCTATAATGTTTTCCGCTAACTCAATTGTGTTTTTTACTTTTTCTTCGGCAATTACTTTTCTTACTTTCATTAATTTACCAAATTGAATTGTTAAAGATGACGACTCTTCTGAATTATTATCATACCAATTAAAATATTCACCCATTAATTCTTCATAATCTTTTGATTTTAATCTCAAATATACGGGTGTGATAATTTTATCAGGTAAATCTAACACGTCTTCTTTTAGTCTTCGTAAAATATGAGACTGAGTTCTTTCTCTTAATTCATCTAAATTAGACGCACCTGTTACGTTCCATACTTTTCTTTTCCCAACACTAAATTGAAACCCATTACAATATCTTCTTGCATAAGACATCCAATTTGCTGCCACAGGACTTTCAACTAAACTTAAAAGATTATAATAATTCATTGGTCTTGATGTCATTGGGGTTCCTGTTAATAACCAAACTCTATTAACTTTACTACATAAATCATTTACAATTTTTGTTCTTTGTGCTTGTGGGTTTGATATCATATGAGCCTCGTCCATAATAACCAAATCAAAATTTGAATTTAGGATTGTGGACTCTTCTTTCTTTTTTGGATCGTGAAAGTTTTTTAATATATCGTAATTAATTATAACAAAATCAGACTCACTTGAAAATTTTTTACCTTCTGCAATATATACGGTTCTATCTGAATAATTTTCAATTTCACGTTGCCAATTTATTTTTAAGGACGCAGGACATACAATTAATATTTTTTTATCACCTGTTTCAAGTGCCGATATTATTGTTGAGGTAGTTTTACCAAGCCCCATATCATCAGCCAAAATAAACTTTTTGTTTCTAACAAGTTTTTCAATAGCTTCTTTTTGGTGTTCCATTGGTGCTCTGTGATTGTATTTAGAATATTCAATAACTACATTTTTAACTTCATTGTCTTTTATAAGTGCAGTTTTTGGTACCCAAAAATCGTGTAGAGTTTCTCCACTAAATATTTTACCCCAAATGTGATATGATTTATCTTTTTCAACTAATAGTTTTTCAACATAAATTTCTGATGGTTCTTTTGTGTACATTTTATCTTCCATCATCTTTTTTCCAAAATATGAATCAAGTTTAACCCATTTTTTTGCAACCTTCGGTATTCGTCCGTGAAAGTTAATAATATATTCTGCTTGAGATCTTGTGGGGGTAAAAGATTTACTATTTTGTTTTTTGTGTTTTAAAGCCAAGATATAATTATTCGAACCATCATAGTCATCTAACATTTGAAGGGCTCTTGTCTCGGGAGTTTTTGAAATTAATTCTTCCATTATATTATAAATAAAAATAGTAAATATTATAAAAAAATCAATCAAAGTATTTATTAATATGTCACAGAATAAAGTTCCAATTACACGCTTAAATAAGTTTTTTTCAGAAGAAGACTTTGATTTAGATATTTCTATGGGAGATGAATGGCTTGGTGGGGATATGAATTTCACTTTAGTTTTATATAGAGTGGATAGACAAAGAACAAATAATGATGATGTTTATGGGGAGGCGTTAAAAGATGCGATACAATTTTTACCTCCTGTCGAATTTAAAGGGTATGTTCAAGTCGAGTCTCCTGCAAACACCGATTACGGATCATCAAAATTATCCCAAACTGAACCTGGTAATTTAAAGGTTGGCGTATATCAGAAGGAATTAGATAATTTAGGTATTGAAATTTCTTATGGGGATTACATCGGTTACTATGAAACTGAAACTAGAGTGAGATACTATTCTGTTGTTAATGACGGACGTGTTACTTCAGATAACAAACACACTTATGGTGGTTATAAACCATTCTATCGTTCAATAATAGGGGCACCTGTTAATGATAATGAATTTAAAGGAATTTAATAATGGCATTACCAAAAAAAATAAAAAAACATTTACCTTTAATTCCTGAAAAAGTAGGTAGGGAAAGAAGACAACAAATGCTTGATGATATCACTGATGATGGGACTTTTTTACCTAAAGGGGTGTTACATGCTGATTTGGATCTTGGGATGTTAGATTTTGTTAAAGATAAATTAAAATTAGTTGTTAGTGAAAAAAATGTCCCGACGATAAATAAAATAATAACAAATCAAAATTGGAGTCAGTTTGTTGAAACTTGGAATTTTCAAGATTTAGATAAAAATATAACATTGCCATTTATTGCTACGGTTAGAATGCCAGAAGTAAAATATGGTACGTTTCAAGGAGGAGCCGCAAACATACCAAACAGAAGACAATTCTTTTATTATACAGTACCCACTTGGGATGGACAAAGGAAAGGGGCTGACGTATATAAAATACCACAACCAATACCGGTGGACATTACTTATAATGTAAAATTGTTTTGTAATAGAATGAGAGAAATAAATGAGTTTAATAAAATTGTTATGCAAACTTTTACCTCAAAGCAAGCATATCAACAAATTAAAGGACATTACATTCCAATTATATTAGATGATGTTTCAGATGAATCCGCAAAAGAGTTGGAAAAAAGAAAATACTACATTGCTAATTATAAATTTACAATGAAAGGGTTGTTAATTGATGAGGAAGAGTTTCAAGTTTCTCCAGCAATTACAAGACAAGTAACTATGTTTGAGGTAGACACAAAGGTTAGAATTAAAAAAGTTATAAATAATCCGCCAAGTCCCAACTTTTTCGATTTGAATATTGAGTTAGTTAGTGGTATAACACAAATAAGCGAGGTGTTTAGATATACCGCAGATATTAAAGTAGAAAATACAATTAATATTTCATCGTATTCTGTTTATATTAATAACAATTACGTTGGTGATGATTTATCAACTATACAGATTAATGATGGTGACACTTTAAAAATCATTGTAGTTAAAATAGACGGTACTCAAGATGGTATTATTAATACCACAACATATTTAGTTTAAATTGTATCACCATATATATCTTTTTTCTTTTCACAAGTTTTTTTAATTAAAGATTCTAAAAATTTATACATCTTTAAATTATTTTCGTCACAATACTTTTTTAGTATTTCATGTGATTCTACTGATATTTTTATGTTTTTTATCTTTTTCATTTTTATTATTTTATACGGGTAGAAAAAAGGTAGAATTTTTTCTCACCACATAATAAATATTCTTGAAATGTAAAGTTTTTTGGTTTTTTTCGTGGTATTTATATAAAAAAATAAAACCATAAATAAAAAATAAAGAAAAAAATGGCATCATCAAACAAAGTTTTCGTTTCACCTGGAGTTTATACTTCAGAAAGAGATTTAACTTTTGTTGCACAAAGTGTAGGTGTAACAACTTTAGGTTTAGCAGGTGAAACCCTTCAGGGTCCAGCCTTTGAACCGATTTTTATAACTAATTTTGACGAGTTCCAAGTATATTTTGGGGGAACTAGTCCTGAAAAATTTGTTAACACTCAGATTCCTAAATATGAATTGGCATATATAGCAAAAGCATATTTACAACAATCAAATCAACTTTTTGTAACAAGAGTTCTTGGATTGTCAGGTTATGACGCTGGACCATCTTGGTCTATAACTACAATAGGTAATGTTGATCCGGCAACTATCGCAGCAACAGGAGTATCATCAACGGTATTAACATTTACAGGAACTACAGGAACAAGTTCTAATGTTACATACAACATGTCAGTACCTTCTATTATAAACGTTAATAATAATTTTTATAATACATATACTGAGTTTAATGGAGGTACATCAACAATCGATCAAGATTTAAGAACTTACATTTCAAATCAAATTAATTTATTCGCATTAGGATCGGCATCAACAGGAACAACAGCGTTGTTTTGGGGTACTGTAAGTGCAGGGACATTTAACTTAGTAACGGGTACATCTTTAAACGGTACAGGAGTAATAAGTGCTTATACAGAAAATTTTGGAGTTAATAATGTTAATCTTTCGTTAGCGAATTTATCGGCAACAACTAATGATGCTTGGTACTACGCATTATTTAATTATTCACAAATTAACGACGTGAGTTCTTATTATGGACAAGGTTTTGGTGCGGCACTACAATCATTAAGTGGTTCAGGTGGTAACTTCTCAGGTTCTTGTGTTTTCTATAATACTAACTATTCAGGTACACCTTATTTAGATTATGACGATTTAGTTGTTGCTACTTTAAGGTCAAGAGGTATCTCTAATTATAGTGCAACACAGGCAGGACCTAATTATGAAGTTACAGGAACTACCGATGTACAAATGTTATGTACTGGTTCATATTCCGCAGTTACTAAAAATCCATATGCACCATTCCTTATTTCAGGGGTTACATATGACGGAGACAACTTTGAATTCCAAACGTCAATGTTATCAACAGATAAAAACTTTATATCTAAAGTATTTGGTAGAAGTAATTTTGGTAAGGATAGAACTGAGGTTCCTCTTTTTGTTGAAGAGACTTATACAAGTTTATTAACAAGTGGTTATAGAGCAGGTAAAATTAGAGGTTTAGATTGTGATATTATTGAATTACCAGGTGCTAGGTCATTAAACACCCAATCAATAGGGTTTTATTTAGAACAATATCAAACACCAGAAACACCATTTTTAGTTTCAGAACTTAGAGGTAATAAAGTTTATAAACTTTTTAAGTTTGTTTTAATTTCTGATGGTAACGCGGCTAACAGACTTGTAAAAATGTCAATTGGTGGTATATCATTTAATAATAGTACTTTTGATGTTTTTATTAGAGATTTTTATGATACTGATCAAAACCCAAGAGTTATCGAAAGTTTCACTAACTGTTCTTTAGATCCAAGTCAAAACAACTACGTGGCTAATAAAATTGGTACGTCTAATGGTGAATATCAAGTTAAGTCTAAGTATATTATGTTAGAAATGTCCGATGAAGCACCTACGGATGCACTACCTTGTGGTTTTGAGGGTTATGTATTTAGAAGATATTCAAATGCAACATCACCTTTCATCATTTATAAAACAAAATATAACCAACCTGGTGACGTACTTTTTAACCCACCTTTTGGTTCTTCTAATGGTGGAGATAATCCTGTGATTTCAAGTGGTGAAAACCCAAGAAAGGCTTATTTAGGTATTTCTAATATCACTGGTATTGATTATGATTTCTTTGAATATAAAGGAAAACAATTACCTGCTAATTTAGGTACAGATACTACGGGACCATCTTGGGGTTATTTAACAAAAGGTTTCCACATGGATAGTGGGGCAACTGTAGTTACAATTGCTAATGGTTATGTAACATCTGGACAGTCAGCATTTGAAGTGGGTGTCGGATCATTTAATTCTGAACCTACTGACAGCTCAAGTCCATATTATAAACTTAATACTCGTAAATTTACAGTATTAGCATATGGTGGTTTTGACGGTTGGGATATCTATAGAGAATATCGTACAAATTCGGATACATTTGCATTAGGACAACCAGGATTTAAATATGGTGCGGAAGCTAGTATAACATACCCTACCGCAACAGGTTGGGGATCGTTTAAGGCTATTTCAGGACCTAACCAAGAAAATTGGGCAAATACTGACTTTTACGCATACAAATGGGGACAAAATACTTTTGCAAATCCTGAAGCAACAAATATTAATGTATTCGCAACACCAGGTGTTGATTACGTAAATAATTCAAATTTAGTTGAGGACGCTATCGATATGATTGAAACTGATAGAGCAGATTCTATTTACATCTGTACTACCCCTGACTTCGATTTATTTTTACCAACATATAATGATATAGAAGAAGGTTTGATTTTCCCTCAACAAGCAGTAGATAACTTAGAAGAGACGGGTATTGATTCTAACTACACCGCAACATACTACCCTTGGATATTAACAAGAGATTCGGTTAATAACACTCAAATCTATATCCCACCAACATCTGAAGTTGTTAAAAACTTGGCATTAACTGATAACATAGCATTCCCTTGGTTCGCATCTGCAGGTTACACAAGAGGTTTAGTAAATGCTATTAGAGCAAGACGTAAGTTAACTCAAGATGATAGAGACACCTTATATAAAGGTAGAATTAACCCAATAGCAACTTTCTCTGATGTAGGTACGGTTATTTGGGGTAATAAAACTTTACAAATTAGAGAGTCTGCACTTGATAGAATTAATGTTAGAAGATTATTGTTACAAGCACGTAAATTGATTTCAGCTGTGGCAATTAGATTATTGTTCGAACAAAATGATAATAAAGTAAGACAAGACTTCTTGGATTCAGTTAACCCAATTCTTGACGGTATTAGAAGAGATAGAGGTTTGATTGACTTTAGAGTTACTGTTTCTAACACACCTGAAGATTTAGATTCAAATACATTGACAGGTAAAATCTTCTTAAAACCTACAAGAGCGTTAGAATATATAGATATCGAATTTGTTATCACACCAACAGGAGCATCTTTTGACGATGTATAAATAAAAAATAAAATGTGGGGAGTAGAAATATTCCCCACTCATATATTTATAAAATAAAATAACTATGAAAATAGAAAAAAAAATTATTAAAGAATCTATTGGTGACATTCAAAAGAGTCCTAAAACTTTTTCAGAAAAAAAACAAAACATTGTTATAACTGAAAAACAACTTGAGAAATTATTAGAGAAACTTAAAAAGTAATGGACATTAGAAAACACGTATTAAATTATGTCAGACGTAGAAATATTAATGAGGGGATAACTTCAGAGGGTACTCCTGATTCTAAATATTATGCATTTGACTGGGACGATAATATTGTTTTTATGCCAACAACCATTATTTTAATGACTGAAAATGATGAGGAAGTCCCTATGTCAACCGAAGATTTTGCTGAACATAGACACCAAATAGGAAGTGAACCTTTTCCTTTTAAAGGAACCACAGTTGTTGGTTACGCTCCCGACCCATTTAGAAATTTTGGAGTTATGGGGGACAAAAGATTTATTATAGATGCGATGTCTGCAAGTCCTGGACCTTCTTGGAATGATTTTGTAGAATGTATAAATGGGGGTTCAGTATTTGCAATTATTACAGCAAGGGGACATAATCCAGAAACATTAAAAGAGGCTACACTTAATTATATTTTATCAAACCATAACGGTATAAACAGTAGTGAAGTTGTTAAATCTTTAAAGTTATATAGAAATTGGACGGACAACCCAATTGACGAATCGGTTGATTTAAAATTTAACGATAAAGATATAATAATGGAGTATTTAGATTTATGTCGTTTTGAACCTGTTACCTTCGGTGAAGGTAGTGCTGCCAACCCTGAAGAAGGAAAAATTGTTGCAATGAGAAAATTTATTAGTTATTGTAAAGAAATGGCTAATGAAATTGGAAAAAAAAGTTACTTCAAAAATGATATTAGTAATGACGAAATAATCCCTTTTATTGGTTTTTCAGATGACGACCCTAAAAATATTGAGAAAATGAAAGATTTTATAGAAAAAGAATATGAAGAAAAACCTATAAGAATGTATTTAACTAAAGGAGGAGAAAAAAAAGAAGTTTAATAATTAAGTCCGGTCTAATAGAAGGATAATTTTAAACCAGAAAAAAGTAAATAGAAAAAAAATAAAACAATAGATATTTATAAATAAATAAAACAAATTAAAAAAATAAGACATGGCTGATTTATTAATGAAAATGCCCTTTCAGTACGAACCTAAAAGAAAAAATAGGTTTATATTGACATTCCCATCTTCTTTGGGGATTAACTCGTGGTATGTTGAGTCAACCACAAGACCTAAAGTTACAATAAAAGATGTTGAGATTCCATTCTTAAACACTTCTACATATGTTGCGGGACGATTCAATTGGGAATCGATGGATGTTACCTTCCGTGATCCAATTGGACCATCGGCATCACAAGCTCTTATGGAGTGGGTTCGTTTACACGCTGAATCAGTAACAGGACGTATGGGTTATGCTGCGGGTTACAAAAAAGACATTGACTTAGAAATGTTAGACCCAACGGGAGTTGCTGTCGAAAAATGGATTCTACAAGGAGTATTTTTAACTAGTGTTGATTTTGATTCATTAGGGTATAGTGAAGACGGACTTATTACAGTTAAAGCGTCACTTAGACCTGATAGATGTATTTTAGTTTACTAATACAAATATAAAAATAATTTTAAGAACCTCACTAACAAAGTGGGGTTTTTTATTTACATAGAATATTTATCATTTATTTTTTAAGAAAAAATTATTATGGATCAATCTACAATTTATGGACAACAAGATTTTAACTTACCACATGACGTAGTTAAATTACCCTCAAAGGGAATATTTTATAAACCAAAAAAAGAATCTTTAAAGGTTGGTTATTTAACTGCCGCTGATGAAAACTTATTATTATCACAAAACACACCTAAAGACGGTTTAGTTACATCACTTCTAAGAAATAAAATTTATGAACCAGGATTTGACATTACTCAAATGATAGATGTTGATGTACAGGCAATATTATTGTATTTAAGGAACACTTCATTTGGACCTGAATATAATTTTAGAATAACCGATCCCATAACCAACAAGGAATTTGAAGCGATTATAAAACTAGATGAGATTGATTATAAGACTGTTCAAAATTTACCAGACGCTAATGGACATTTTACTACTGTTTTACCTAAGACAAATAAAACAGTTGTTTGTAAATTATTAAATATAAAAGAAAATAATGAATTAGATGATTTATCTAAAGGATATCCACAAGGAATGGTAGTACCTATTATAACAAAAAGACTTGAAAAACAAGTGGTTGAAATTGATGGGGAAACTGATAGATCAATAATATCTACATTTATTAATCAAATGCCTATTTCTGATTCTAAACACCTTAGAAAATTTTTAAGAAACTCTGAACCAAAAATGGATTTAACAAGAATTGTAACAGCCCCGTCAGGAGAAAAAGTACCCGTTGAGGTAACTTTTGGGGTTGAGTTTTTTCGGCCTTTCTTTGAGTTATAAAACAATGTTAATGGATGAAATATTTTATTTAACTAAATATGCTAATTTTTCATATTCAGATATTATGATAATGCCTACTTATGAAAGAAAATATTTTATAAATAAGCTTATTGAAGTTCATTCTAAAAAAGACTAATCTTTGATATTTATTTTAAAAATATAATATGTGGTTATTTGTAGAAAGTGGAGATAAAAATGCCGAAAATTTAGCGACTTCTCAGTCAACAATAGAAAACTTAAACACAGCATACGAATCATTTAAACAAAATGTTGCTGGTGGAGACGTACTTACAGTTTTCAAAAATATAGAAAAAACAATGATTGGGATGATGAACCAATCTATGGCACTACAAAGAGGTATGGGTGGTGTCATAAATAATACTGAAGAATTTCAAAATAGACTCAATAAAGCGTATAAATCAACTGTAAGTATTGGTGGAACTTTCACTGATGTTGTTGATGCGGTTGCTGGAATTTCAGATGGTATGGGTAAAGTTGTTAGTGTTAGTGACACTACAATTACCAAAATGGTTGAACTATCTCAAGCAACACAAATGACAACAAAGGAGATTGGTGGTATGGTTGCGGAAATGGTAAGATTTGGGGG